AAAGCAATTTAAATAGTATAACTAAAGACGTTAAAAAATTAGGTAATACTTTTGAAGATACTGCTGACGAAATAAAAGGCATACAGAAGTCAACTAAAAGTGCTGAATCAGGAGTTAAATCTTTAGCTGATGGATTTAAAGGAATGGGATTAGCAGTCAAAGCTATTGGTATTGGTTTAGTTATGGAAGCCTTTAATTTATTTAAAGAAATATTAGGTAAAAATCAAAAGGTAGTTGATTTATTTAATACTGCTATTGGTGCTTTATCTATTGCCTTTAATGATTTAATTGGATTTGTATCAAATAATTTTCCTGCAGTAATTAAAATCTTTAAAGATGTATTTGAAAACCCTACAAAATATTTACAAAAGTTTGGTGATTTAGTTAAAGAAAATTTAATTGAAAGATTTAATTCATTTTTAGATACTTTAGGTTTTGTAAGCGAAGCAATTAAAAAAGTATTTGAAGGTGATTTTTCAGGTGCAATGGATTCTGTAAAGAAAGCAGGTAAAGAATCGTTAGATGTTTTAACAGGTGTTAATGATTCATTTGATAAAGGTAAAAAAATAGTTAGTGATGCTGCTGAAGCCATTGGTAACTATGCAGTAAAAACTTTTAAAGCATCTGAAGCAAATGTTAAACTTCAAAATTCAGCAATATTAGCGGCTGCTGAACAAGGTAGATTAGTTGAACAATATGATAGACAAGCAGAAAAGTTAAGACAAATTAGAGATAATGATTTACTTTCTATTGACGACAGAATTGAAGCTAATAATAAATTAAGTGGTGTTTTAGAAAAGCAACAAAAAGCAATGCTATCACAAGCAAGTTTACAAGTTGCGGCTGCACAAGCTACTTATAATATGAATAAAAGTATAGAGAATCAGGCTGCTGTTACTGATGCTTTAGCTAATAAAGAGGGTGTACTTGCTCAAATAGAAGGTTTAAGAAGTGAGAACATTGCAAATAATATTTCATTACAAAAAGAAAAAATAGCTTTAGGACAAAGTGAAATAGAAAATTTAAATGCTTTACAAATTGAACAAAAGAAATTTAATGAAAGTTTAGAAACTGATGAATTAAAAAAACTTGAAAATCAAAGAGCAAATTTAGAAGAAGAAAAAACTATTGAACTTGCAAGATTGCAATTAAAAATAGATAGTGCAGTTTTAGGTACACAAGCAAGAGTTGATGCTGAAAACGAATATGCGGTTAAGAAGCAAGAAATAGATAATGCTTTAACAACTAATTTAAAAGCAAATGCTGAAGCACAAAAAGTAATAGATGATAAATTAGCTGAAGCTAAAGTTCAAAATTTACAAAGAGGTTCTGCAATGTTGAGTCAAATATCAGATTTAGTTGGTAAAAATACTGCAGCAGGAAAAGTAGCCGCAGTAGCATCTGCAACTATTGACACTTATTCAGCAGCACAATCAGCATTTAAAAATGCACAATTAAATCCAATATCAATTATAGGTCCAGCATATCCTTATATTTCTGCAGGTTTAGCAATAGCAGGTGGATTGAAAAATGTACAATCTATATTAGCAGTTAAAACTCCAAGTGGTGGTGGTGGTGGTTCTGCTCCAAGTGGTGGTGGAATGGGTTCTGGTCCTACTGCTCCTGCATTTAACGTTGTAGGTGCAAGTTCAACAAATCAATTAGCACAAACAATTGGCTCAAAAGAACAACAACCTATTAAGGCTTATGTAGTAGCGAATGATGTAACAACTCAACAAGGCTTGGATAGAAATATAGTACAATCAGCAAGTATAGGATAATTAAAACAAATAAAAATTAAATTAATTATAATTAAAAAAATACACAATGGCTAAAAATTTAGAAACAATAGAATTATTTATTGATGAGAATGTAGAAAAAGATGGAATAGATGCTTTAAGTTTAGTAAAGTTTCCTGCAATAGAAGAAAACTGGGTTGCTTTAAATAATCATAGAATTGAATTTAAAACAGTTGATGATGAAAAAAGAATCATTATAGGCTTAGCTTTAGTTCCTGATAAATTAATTTATAGAAGAAATGGTGACCACGAATATAATATTAAATTTTCAAAAGAAACTGTAAACAAAGCAGCAAGATTATATTTAAAAAAACTAAATAATAACAATGCTACATTAGAACACAAAACAGAAGTTGAAGGTGTTTCAGTTGTTGAATCTTGGACTGTAGAAAATCCTAAAATGGATAAATCTGCTATCTATAATTTAAATGCAACAGAGGGTTCTTGGGCAGTTATTATGAGTATTGATAATGATGAAGTTTGGCAAGAAATTAAAAACGGAACTTATTTAGGAATAAGTGTTGAAGGATATTTTTCAGACAAATTAGAAATGAGTTTAAAAATTGCAAAAGAACAAGAATTATTAGATAAAATAAAATCAATTATAAATAATGCTGAAATTAATAAATAAAATTATGGGACAAAAAACAAGTTCGCCAAAAGGTGGTAAAAGAGGTTGCGTATGTAAAGATGGAACATACAGTTCAAAATGTTGTAACGGTGAGTTATCAGAACAAGGAATAGGAAGTTTAACAAACCAACAAGTTGTTGTAACAACTAATGTAGATAATACACGAACTATAACTAATGTAAGTTCGTAATTTATAACAAATATAAATAAAAGTAATTAATAAAAAAAAAGTAATATGACAACTGAAAAATTAGTAATGAATTCTTTGTTTGGAAAAACAGAATTAGCAAGTGAAAAAATTGAATTAGCTGATTTAGCTTCTTTTCAAAAAGCAGTATCGTCTGCAGAAACTTCTTTAGATGCAGTTACGCCTGCAAAAACAAAAGCTAAAGATGGTTTAGTTTCTTATAAACAAAAGGCAGGTGATTCTATGAGAGCATACGATAATGTTTTAACACAATATGCTGAATTACAAAAATTAGCAAAACAAATAGGTCTTGAATTGCCACCAAATGCTAAAGCAGATTTTGATAGAGCAAAGTTTCAATATGATACTGCTAAAACAAGATTTAATAAAGTTGATGCATTAATATCAGGATTAGCTGACTAATAATAATTAAATAAGTAAATATGAATGTAATTAATGAAATCAAAACTCTTTTGGGTATGGAAGTAAAACTTGCTCAAATGAAACTTAAAGATGGTGTTACAGTAATCGAAGCAGATGCTTTTGAAGCTGAACAAGCTGTTTTTATAGTAAACGGTGAAGAACGTATTGCAATGCCAGTTGGTGAATACGAACTTGAAGATGGAATGATTTTAGTAGTAGCCGTTGAAGGTATTATTGCTGAAATTAAAGAACCTGCAGTTGAAGAAGAAGAAGCACCTGAAACAGAAGTTGAAGTAGAAGTTGAAGCACAAGCTGAAACAGTAGCAACTCCTAAAAGAATTGTAGAATCAGTTTCTAAAGAAATGTTCTTTGCTGAAATTGAAAAACTAAGAACTGAAATTGCTGAATTAAAATCAGTAAAACAAGAATTAAGTTCAGATAATGTTGTTGAACCATTAACACACTCACCTGAAGTTAAAAATGAAGTTAAACTAAATAAAATATCAACTAACCGCCAAATGACGACACAAGATATCGTTATGGCAAAACTTTTTAATTAAATAAATTATGGCGACTACAACTAATGTTACGACTACCTATGCGGGAGAATTTGCCGGAAAATACATTTCTGCTGCATTATTATCAGGTTCTACTATTGCAAATGGTGGAATCGAAGTTAAACCAAATGTAAAATACAAAGAGGTTATTAAAAAAATTGCTACTGATTCAATCGTTGCAAATGCTACTTGTGATTTTACTTCTACTTCTACAGTTACTTTAACTGAAAGAATTTTGACCCCTGAGGAATTCCAGGTAAATTTGGAATTTTGTAAAAAAACGTTTAAATCGGATTGGGAAGCCGTTCAAATGGGATATTCTGCATTTGATAACTTACCACCTGCTTTTGCTGATTTTATTTTAGCACACGTTGTTGCTAAAGTTGCAGAAAAAATGGAAAACAATATCTGGAAAGGTGTTAATGCTACTGCTGGTGAATTTGATGGATTTGTAACATTGGCTACTGCTGATGCTGGAGTTATTGATGTTGCTTCTCCTATTGCTGGTGGAATTACTGCTGCTAACGTTATCGGTGAACTTGGTAAACTTGTTGACGCTATCCCTGCTGCATTGTACGGAAAAGAAGATTTATATCTTTATATTTCACAATCTGTTGCTCGTGATTATGTTCGTGCTTTAGGTGGATTTGGTGCAAGTGGCTTAGGTGCTAATGGTACTAACGCACAAGGTACACAATGGTTCAACAACGGTTCACTTTCTTTTGATGGTGTTAAAATCTTTGTTGCAAACGGATTAGCTAACGATTATATGATGGCTGCTCAAAAATCTAACTTATATTTTGGAACAGGTTTATTAGCTGACCACAATGAAGTTAAATTAATTGACCTTGCTGATATTGATGGTTCAGAAAATGTAAGAGTTGTAATGAGATTTACAGCTGGTGTTCAATACGGAATTAGTTCTGATATCGTTCTTTACACACCTGCAGCATAATTATAAAATAAAGGGTAGGTAATATTATCTACCCTTTTTTATTAACTTTAAAAATATATAGACTATGCCTTGTGATATTTCTTTGGGACGTGCTGAACAATGCAAAAATAGCGTTGGAGGCTTAAGAGCTGTATACTTCATTAATTGGGGTGATGCAACAACTGTAACTTATTCTGCAACTGCAGGACAAGAAGATGTTATAACTGCTTTGGGTGGTACACCTGTTGGTTATAAATATGAATTGAAGGGAACTTCAACTTTTGAACAAACTGTAACAAGTTCAAGAGAAAATGGAACTACATTTGTAGACCAAAAATTAAGTTTAAGTTTGGCTAAATTAACTATTGCAGATAACAAGCAACTTAAATTACTTTCTTATGGTAGACCACAAGTTATTGTTGAAGATAACAATGGTTCTTTCTTTATGGCAGGGTTGACTAAAGGTATGGACTTAGTAACTGCAACTATTTCAAATGGTGCTGCTATGGGTGATATGTCAGGTTATAAAATGGAATTTCAAGGAATGGAGCCAGTTGCTGCTAACTTTGTAACTGGACCATTAACTACAGGTATTTTATCTTCTATTGTTGAAGGTACTGTAGCATAATTTTATTATTTGTTTTTTTTAAAAAGGTGTACTTTAATTAGTATGCCTTTTTTGTTTTAAAACAATTCTTATTTATATTTATTATAATTAAAAATATTATATGATAATTTTAAAAGAGCAAATAGAATCACAAACTATAAAATTCATACCGAGGTTTTACTCGGCAGATACTCTTATTTTAAGAAACGAAACAACTAATATTTCAGTTACATTAAATCCTACATTTGTAGTTGATGGATATTATTTAAAATGTGATTTGGCTTTAGATTTAAAAGAAAATACTTTTTATAATTTAACTATTTTAAGTACACCTTTACCTTTTACTGCTGACAATGGAATTAAAACAGCTGATAATAATATATTAACTGCAGATATGACACAATTTAGTAGTGAAAATTCTTTAATTTATAGAGACAAAATCTTTTGTACAAATCAAAATAAGAATAACTATACTGTTAATGAAAATCAATACATAGAGAACGTTACAACAAACGAATTTAAAATATATGAGTAATATATCAATTGTAAATTTAAGTGCTTATACAAGCCCTACAATACAAGAAAACAAGAAAAATAACTATATTGAATATGGTGCTGATAATAATTACTTTCAATATTTAATTGATAGGTATTTATATAGTTCTACAAATGGTGCTATTATTACAGGTGTTTCTAATATGATTTATGGTAAAGGATTAGATGCTTTAGATTCTAATAAAAAGCCAAATGAATATGCACAAATGAAATCTATTATAAAAGATTCTGATTTAAAGAAAATAGCTTTAGAACGAAAACTTTTAGGAATGGCTGCTATGCAAGTTGTAATGGAAAAGAAACAAGTTAAACAAGTGCTTCATTTTCCTATGCATACATTAAGAGCAGAAAAATGTAATGACAAAGGACAAATAGAAAATTGGTATTATCACCCTGATTGGACTAAAAAGAAACCAAGTGAAGAATTAAAACGTATTCCTGCTTTTGGTTTTGGTAACGGAAATGAAGTTGAACTTTATATTTTACACCCTTATGTAAGTGGATTTGATTATTATAGTCCAATAGATTATTCAGGTTCTTTGCCTTATGCTTTGCTTGAAGAAAACATTGCAGATTATCAGATTAATGATTGTCAAAACGGTTTTAGTGGAACCAAAGTTATCAATTTCAACAATGGTATTCCTACTGAAGAAATGCGTGATAAAATGAAACGTGATGTACTTGGGAAACTAACAGGTGCAAGAGGTGAAAAAGTTATTATTGCTTTTAATGCAAATGCTGAAAGTAAAACTACAGTTGAAGATTTACCTTTAAATGATGCTCCTGCACATTACGAATATTTAAGTAAAGAATGTTTTGAAAAATTAATTGTAGGTCATAGAGTTACAAGTCCTATGTTATTAGGAATTCGTGAAACAGGTGGTGGATTAGGTAACAATGCAGACGAAATAAAGACTGCTACGCTATTATTTGACAACATAGTAATAAAACCATATCA